TGTTACGAACGTGAATTATTATTTTTCTATTAGTATCTGTATTATTCAAATTTATCGCATTAGAACTAGCGACTGTCTTATAAATATGTCCATCTAATACATATCTTTGTATCTTCTTACGATTTGAAACTGTATTATAAGTTATGGATAATCCTTCACTTTTTGTCACTGTAGTCGTATATTCCATGAAAGCCCCATAAAAACTACTCATAGGGAGAGGATTGGTATTTAGCGGTATATTACCTGCCGTATTATAATAAGATATATCGACCGAGTCGTTGTTGTTATCCACCTCGGTCGTCTTATAAGTATCGTTATTCACGATCGTGCCGTTTCTATAATAATTACTCAAACGTAAACCATCTGTAGTCTGATCATACATTTCCCTGATCCATGAAAATCTAAGTTCACCAGAATTGGGTAATACGTAATGAGTACCTGTACTCCAAGACATCCTAAATTAACCTGATAAATAAATTTTTAGTAATTAAACGTCGTTTCTGCTGTATTGTCCTTATCAATACTGGTTACACCACCTACACCCAGTGGTGAAGTGTGTTCGACATGTATACCGTATGTACCGTTACTAATAAGGCCTGTTGAAGGTGTTAAAGTAACAGTTGTATCCGTGGTTGTAATTGTAGAATTCCAATGCTTTGAATTTTCATCACCGGTTATACTTAAGAAACCCTTTCCAATATCCCTACCAGTTCCACCAGTTACATCGAGATTAAGTACACTGATATTACTTGTGGGTTCTACTAGGTGTGCCGTAATCTTTGCGGAGAACATTTGGTTTGCGAAGACGACATTTATTTCGGGAGTTGTGGAGGCCGTAATGGTACCACTTGAATAACCGTATGTCTTTTTGGTAAGTCCTCCAAGGTTTGTGATGAGACCGTTTGTTACCTTGACAGTATCAGAAGCAGTGAGATTGGTTGTGTGAAGGGTATCAGAAGCAGTGACGTTTGTTGTAGCAACATTCGTTGTGTGAATGGTATCAGAAGCAGTGAGGTTTGTTGTAGCAACATTTGTTGTATGAATGGTATCGGAAGCAGTGAGGTTTGTTGTAGCAACATTTGTTGTATGAATGGTATCAGAAGAAGTTATGTTTATGGTAGAAATGTTAGTCGTTGTTAGGTTCGTTGTGTGAATAGTATCGGAAGCCGTAAGGTTTGTTGTCGCAACGTTAGATGTTGTCACTAAACTAGTAAAGTCACCACTTTCCGCAAAAACGCTTCCAATTATACCAACACCACCAGCGACTTGTAATGCACCGGTTGTTTTAGAGATACTTGGTGTACTTCCAGTTATTATTGCATCTTGGGAAACAGTTAAATTGTTTTGTGTAACGAGATTACCGAGTATTTCAACTGTGATTAAGTTAGAATCATCAAGAATGTGATTATCTGTAAGCGTGTTTTGTGTGTAACCAATCGTGAACGTGTGATCATGTGGGTCATTTTCAGTTGCTGCTCCATGATGAATCAATCCAATATTTTTACCGGGGTGTTGCATCACAATACCAACATCAAGTAAGTGACTTGAATTATTGTTAGCAATACCTATAATACGGTCCTTGACTACAAATGAATTGGATTCAATAGCAAACGAATTTCCAATGACCATGACATTTCCATGAATTTCCAGATTAGATGATATTATTGTTGTATCGGTTGAATGTGTAATATGAGAATCGGTTAAATATTTACCCGCACCCACATATGGAATTGTATTTTCAGTTAATGCTCCAATAGAAATGTTATTTCCAATATTGGCATCGGAAGTTGTAATAATACTGGTCATTGAAAAAGCACCGGTAAGATTACTGCCATCACCGTAAAACGTATCCGCATATACATTACCCATGACACCTAAACCTCCGGCAATTTTAGCTGCACCAGTTGTTACCGATGTAGAAGCAGTTGTGTCGGTTACGTTTACAGACTCAGTATTGAGATCTCCATGAATATGTGTTTGACCGGTGAGAAGGTGTTGATCTGGATTAGGTATGACCCGTATTCTTCTTTCGTAAGCATTTCCTGGAGAAGTACTTCCAGTTGTGATTGGCTTCGTCATAAAATAGAAATATCCGGGCCCTGGATGCGACCCACCACCCGCTCCTTGAAAAGATGATGCACCTCTCGGAACGGTCCAACGAAACTGTGCTCCAGAATATCCCTGTTCACCGACATGTTTAACACCGAATTCATAAGGAGTTGAGTTAAAAGTATAATTATAATCACCGGTTATACCGAAATAGCCTATATGAGGACCCGTTGTTTGAACTCGGGTACCTACATGAGATATATCAAACACATACGTAAGTCCTTCTATAAAGGTAAAGTGAAACTCGTCATTCCACGATTGACCATTTACTAACCAGTTACTTCCATAGTATGTAATAACTATTGGGTTTGTTAGGGTAATACCATTTCCATCTTGTGTCCCACTTATAGACTGAGATGTCATTTCACCGGCATTTAAATTTTCCATAAAAGCTTCTCCTTCTGTGGTCGCATCATTCTTAGATAAAAATGGACCAGTGAATTTACCATATGAGTCACCCACAACAATGACATTCGATGCGTAGACATTTCCAGAAACTCCTAGACCACCTACAATTTTAGCTGCACCACTGGTTACAGATGTAGATGCGGTTGCATCCGTAACAGTGAGACTATCAATTTCGGCATCTTCAAAGTTTACATGTGTTGCGTGAACATTACCTTGGACTCCTAGCCCCCCTACAACAGTTAAAGCACCAGTTGTTTTGGAAGTAGTTGATGTATCTCCAGATACTATAACACTTTTAGTTACAGTTAAATTGTTAGAGACAAATGCATTTTCAGTAACTGTTAAATCCGTCTTGGTAAAAATATTCCCTTCGGTCGTGAGATCCTTTGTGATTGTCAAGTTATTGGATACGTAAGCATTTTCAGTAACTGTTAAATCTGTTCTGGCAAAAATTTCTCCCTCGGTCGTGAGATCCTTTGTGATTGTCAGGTTATTGGATACGTACGCATTTTCGGTAACTGTTAAATCAGTGTTTACAAATATATTTCCTTCGGTGGTGAGATCTTTAGTAATCGTTAGGTTATTAGAAACAAATGCATTTTCAGTAACTGTTAAATCTGTCTTAGCAAATATTTCACCATTTACTGTTACATCTTTTGTGACGGTCAAGTTATTAGATACGTATGCATTTTCAGTAACTGTTAAATCTGTCTTGGCAAAGACTTCTCCGTTTACTGTTGCGTTTTTTGTTACTGTCAAATTATTGGATACGTAAGCATTTTCGGTTACGGTTAAATCTGTCTTGGCAAAGACTTCACCATTTACTGTTACATCTTTTGTGACTGTCAAGTTGTTAGATACGTAAGCATTTTCAGTAATTGTTAAATCAGTCTTGGCAAATACTTCGCCTTCAACTGTCGCGTCTTTTGTTACTGTTAGGTTATTAGATACATATACATTTTCAGTAACTGTGATGTCATGTGTCACATTTAGATTACCAGAAATAAGGGCCCCACCCTGTACCTGAAAATCAGTTGTAGGTAAAGTAGTGTTAATACCCACACGTGAATTTACGGTATCAACATATAAACCATCGGTACCAACGGCTAAATTCGAAGCTATTTTAGCATCACCTATAACATCGAGAGTAGATTGTGGAAATAGTGTGTTAATACCAACACGGTCACTTATTGCATCAACGTGTAATAGGTTTGTATCCACGGATAAACTTGAATTTGTATGAAGATGACCATGAACACGAACATCTATAAGTTCCCCGGATGGAACAATTGTAGTACTGTTTGCACTACTATCCGTGTGTGCAATAACAAATTCATCAACAGAGTCGCGATACCCGATAGTGACATTTGAACCTGGACGGTTCATGATAAAACCCACGTCTGATGTGGTATTTCCTTTTCCAATTTCTACAATAGCATCCTTGATTGTTGTATTTTCAGTATCGATTGTTGTTAGTGTACCTCTAACAGCCAGATTTCCTCCTACCAAAAGGTCATCTTGTATATACGAATCACCTCGAATAGTAACAACGTTGGCTCCTGTTTCATCTACAGAGAATTTAGATCCAACGTCTAGTGTATGTATAGGTTCCAAATTAGAAATACCTATATTACCTGTTGTAACTAACGCGTTATCCGCTTCGTACACAATGGTTGATGTAATTACGTTACCTAAATTTGCGTAGAAATCGATTTCACGACCTTGTACACCTTGGGCGTTAATATTAGAGTCAACAATTTCACCCGTTGTTGCATCGAGACCCATCAAAGTAACAACTACACCTTCATCTCTTCGAACAGGTTGCATAAAAAGACCTGCATGGTCTGCATTTATTGGGGTGTCAGAAGCATTAATCACGATCGTGTTTTCGGCCTGGTCGTCGTTATGCCAACGACCAAATCTCACCTTTGTGCCGCGATCAATAGTGCTTAAATTCTTCACCATTTAATATATCTTAGCATTTTAATTGGCATAGAGCAAACCGGCAACTCCATTGGAGATTTTGAGGATATTATAGTTCACTGCATATACTGGGTCGGTTATAGGCATCGTTTCACTGAATATTTTCGCATCATCTAATCTACTGAAATTTAGAGTTCCTGTAGGCTGCATAAGACTTGTTGTAAGACAGAAGCAGAATAAGAAGAAGTCTGGGGATGTAACGAAATTAGTGTGGTAATAATTCATGACTTCTATAAAGTGTGGACGAGCCCATTTATATCCATCAATGTCTACACCATTTATGGTTACTTTAACTTTATTATTATAAGAAGTCAATGCACTATAATTACTTGTATTACTTGACGCGATATATTTGACGGGGTGGTTAAAATGAAGCTCTTGTATGGTTTCATTACTTGGAATATTTTTTTGAACCTGGAATATCAACATTTCTATATCTCGACTAGCGAAAGTTCCACGTTCTTCGTTATCTAAGTAGTAGTAATTACTATGTGCGGACCACTGATAATTACCGGCTTCAGGTCCCCAATGTATTCGTAGCTCCACATTATGATAATTTAAAGCTACAAGTGGTAAAGCCATCTGAGGAGATTCACAAAAAAAGAAACGTAAAGGATAAAAATATGAACGAGCACTTACACCCGGGTGGGTACCATTAGAACTTTTACTGACGTTATTAGCAAATGTGTCAATAGCGATTTTTTCCGTAAACACAGAATCTATAGTATCAACAACTTGACCTCCAATTAATAATTCACAATAATCGATGAGACGTGTCCAATCTGGATGATCTAGGGATGCGTTATTATCATCAATAGTGAAATATGTATAACCAAGAAGGTCACCTGTTTTTTCGAAACGGATAGTTGACATGGAACCACCATTCACAGCCCCCTGTATCAATTGTTTTTCGACGGTCTGTGAAAAGTTTGAATGTCTTTTAAACGTCGAACTGAAAAAAGAAATTTCAGGTTTTCCCATAATATGTTCATCTTGAGAACCAATAGCGATAAGTTTCACTATACCGGATGACATAGTTACAATAAGGAAAGGTTTATTTTAAGTTCGACTTTTTGCATACAAAACGAAGTACGAGAAAGTTATTACCTGCGGAGGAGGGATTTTTAATAGTGTTGCCGTCCTCATCACGAATACGAATTGTGAGACGATCAAGTTTGGCGAGGGGATCTAAGAATTGTTGGGCAACCATGTAATTGTCTTTGAAGGATATCACCTGATCTCCAGAAGTAGCCGCTGTTTCACTTACGATACTGGCAAAGGAGTTTCGTAAAACGGATAATCCTGGTTGAGAAGAAACAGAAAGAGGAGGATCTTTCGTTGCTCTATCTGCAAAATTACTGTCGAGTTCATCTATCGAGATATAACAATGTTCTGTGCTATGAAGTGTCTTAATACGAGCACCTAAAAGGCGAGCTTGTACAACATTACGAAGAGGTGTGTTCAGATACACTGTAAATGTATTAGCACTCGACTGACCTATGGTATCAACAGTAATAGTGTGGTACTCATTATCAAAATCGGGAACATCTAATCTAACAGCGGTAACTGTAGTCATTTACAGTACACTTAGATTAAAGATCCACCGATTCCGTCAACAATTGCATAATTGGCCTGATCCCTCACGACTTGTTCAGACCCACAGAGACCACCGGGGGTGAGGGCCTTAGTGTAAGTGCTACCATCGACACGACCTGGGGTACACTTTATATTGTGTTCAAGTTCGTGAATCGATTGCTCATTAACGGGTTCGATTTCAATGGGCCTGGGTTGGTAGCAGCTCAACACAGTACGGCGAACAAGGAAGCCTATGGCAACTACACTGAGGATTACCAAAAGGGTATTACGGTTAAATTTCATTTAATAGTAACTAACATTTTTTATGAAGTGCGTTAAAGATAGTACTTTAGTTTCATTATAAAGAGTAGATGGACGAAGAGATTATCCTAGATAGGGGGGATACCGAAATCCTTAAATTAGACGAAAATGAACAGGCTTTAATGGATGAGATTCAGATTGCCCCACCTTCTCGACCCAGGCCCAGGCCCAGGCCTATGGTTTCATCCAGACCTCCCCAAATGAATCATCAGGAAGAAATTGACGCGTTTGCTAACCCTACAAAACAATCAGCCCCACCTAAGCCACCTGCTGAAGAAATAGATTATGGTGACTATGACGACTATCAAGATGGAGATGCTGACATGGGAATGGGTGGAGGTGGAGGTGGTGGATACACTGAAGAACAACCATCTAAAGGATATGCATCCGTTGACGAAGAGAAGGCGGATTTATTGAATAAACTTGCACGTCTTGAGAAGAAGGGTGTAAACACCAATAAGCGTCTCAATATGTATTCTGGTGTTGACGAGATTCGCACGGAAGTTAAGCGTATCACATATGGAATAGAAGTTGATCAGTCTGTTCGTTTCAGTCGTCGCATGTTAGTTGCATGTGTAACCGGTTTAGAGTTCTTAAATAAGCGTTATAACCCTTTTGAGATTCAGCTTGAAGGTTGGTCTGAAAATGTAATGGAGTCGGTCGAGGACTATGACACTGTATTCGAAGAGTTATACGTGAAATATAGGAACAAGGTGAATGTCGCCCCTGAGGTGAAATTGATAATGATGCTTGGTGGTTCAGCAATGATGTTTCATCTTACAAATTCGATGTTCAAGGCGGCTATACCCAATGTTAATGATGTATTGAAGCAGAACCCCGACCTTGTTAAGAATATGATGTCAGCGGTACAAAATACAGCTGCTCAGTCTCAATCACAGACTTCTACAGGTAATCAAGATGGATCCTATGAGATGCAGGGACCTGGTGTAGACATTTCGAGTCTTATGGGTGGAATTATGATGCCTCCTCCGCCCCCCATGAACACCAAACCACTTGAGATTGTTCGTGAAGATCCTCCTATGATTGATGACGATGACAATGTATCTGACATTGTTTCTATTTCAGGTGAATCTACTGGTGGTGAAGTGAAGGAAGTAAATGTTGCAGGAAGCTCTAGTAAAAAAAGGAGAAAGAAGAAGACGGAAATTAATCTGTAGACATAATATAAATGATAGGCTACTGTCCAATTGAGGAGGAGCCCATCACTCCTCCAGCCCAGAGACGGGTTGCGGTCCCTCAGAAGAAACCGATGACAGCGGAAGATACGGAGTGCAACTATGTAGTTATGTTCTTCATTGTTGGTGTGTTAACACTTGCATTGATGGACACTTTAGATCGTTAATTATTCACTTTTGCCATACTTATCTATAAGGATGGGAAAATTGAAATGTTTATTTAACCTTTTCGGATAATTCTTTGACGGCTTCGATGAGAAGACCTATAAGACCGTGATATGATACGGCGTAGTAACCATCATCTCTGGTAGTGACGGATTCTGGAAGGACCTTTAACAATTCTTGAGCAATAACACCCGCAGATTCTTTTTCGTTAATTGTATATGTGTAACCTGAAAGTTCTTTTACTTTATCGAGAGCTTTGGGAATTTTGTTAATATCACTCTTTAGACGTTCATCCGACGTGAGAATAAAATCACCGGCTGTAATTTCTCCGAGACCGAAATTTGCATCTCCGACGAAATCTGCACATGATACCTGCAGAAACTCGCCCACACCAGCAGAAGTTATCCTAGCGTTCGTGGATGCACCACTATTTAT